GCTGATCAGTGGCCCTGGAATCGACGAGAAGATGCCGTCAGTGAGTCCCATGGCTCATCACAGGGAGGTGCTGCCCCAACCGCCTCGGGCGGGGCATACCTGGCCTCCTACAACGCGAATCCGGCTCGGACGGAACGCCGCATTGCCGTAATAGGGGTCAATGCGAGCAGTGCTGGAAGGGGACAGATAAGGCTGATGGAAACTGGGATCAACCATATAACGCGACAGAATATCCATCGCAAATGGCGGGATATAATCAATCCCGGTTTGTGGAATATCACCCTGACTCTTGTACTTTACACGCAGCGCCCCATTGCCAAGTTCAACTTCGTCGTACTGATTGGTACTTAACAGAGTTGCGCCGCCATCGTTTGCTGCAACTGCCGTATAGCCACCAGCACTACCAAGATAGGCCGCCATGTAGGCGACGGCAACTTCAAAATCAAGCGGCAGATCATCCGATGCAAGTTGACGCCCATCAACTTTGATCAGACGCGGCCAAGAAAGTGATTGCTCAACTGTTGCGACCTTCCCCTTGAAGCGCAGGGGATTGATCGACATTGTTGCAGCTACAAGAGTCTGCTCTTTTTGCGTGCTGTTCAGCGCAAGCCAAGCTGTAATGCCAGCACTAACAGGTAATTCTCCTAGAAGGGTCGTGGCAGTGGCAACACTCAGGAACGAGTTTGCATTACTTGCCCCAAGTGTTGATACAAATGCCACGATGACCTCCTATGTGATCAGCCTTTGGCTGTGGTCTTCTTAGCCGTCACCGTAGTCGCCTTTGGCGCCTCAGCTTCGGGCTCAGGAGCGGGCACTGGGCATTCCGCTACCTGTTCAGCAGCTCCAGCCTCACGAGCCCGACGCTCCTCATCATTAACACGGAATGCAGCCATTCCCATTGTTGGTTCCTCCTTAGAAAGAAAGCCCCCTTTGCAGGGGGCATTTAACTTACATCAATCAGATGTAAGCCTTGAGTTGGGTGATACGGATGTTGCGGTTATCCGTGAACACTTTCGTCCAGTTGGTACCAGTGGCCAGTTCAGCGTTGCTGGGCGAGTTGCCAGCAGCGGTACCGGTCCAGCTGATGCCGTTCGGATGCACCAGATAGTGGGTGCGGTTGATCAGGAAGTCGATACCCTTCAGGGAATCGCGATCGGTCTCCAGGGGAGTCTTGGCAGGGGCAGTTGCATAAGCAAAAGCGCCAGGGCCAAAGAAGTAGGTGGAGAGCACGTCCTTACCAGCGCCGCCACCGGTGCCAGCACCAGTATCAACAGGCAGAGTGTCATCCACATACACCGGGCGACCCAGATAGGTGCCCTTCTCCAGACGCTCAGCAGACAGACGGGAATCCAGCTGCGAAGTCGTCGAAGCGGGAACGATCAGATCCTGCTTCATCAGCGCATAGAAGGTGCGGGAGTGCATGAACACACCCGTCAGCTCCTCACCGGCATCACCCAGCTTTGCAATGGCATCCACCAGCGCATCAGGGGTCAGAGCGGTACCAGTGCCGCCGGCAGCATGGGAGCTAACCAGGGGGCCACCAGTGGCGAACAGGCCCTTGATCACATTGATCAGGGTCTTCTGCATGTCGCGCACCCAGTAACGACCGGTGCTACGAGCAATGGCTTGCATCGGGTCAGAACCGGCCAGTTCAGCGGCCAGATCAGAAGCCTTCCAAGCACGACCACGCATGTTGCGCACGCCGATCTGCACAGCGCCGGCCAGGGTGGCAGCGGTCAGGCCAGTGGTGTCGTTCAGGATCTCGGAATCGCCAGACAGATCGCCAAAGAAAGGCAGATCAATCAGCTTGCCGCCCTTTTCAAACTCAGCCTGAATAGCGGCATTGGTGGCCATGAGGCCGGAAGTCACCAGGACGTTACGATCCTGAACTTCCTCTTGTTGGTACCCGAGGAAAAGCTCGGGAATAAACGGAACGCCCGCGAGAAGCATGACTAGAACCTCAAAAACAAGAAAGAATTTTGCAGCAGTGCTGCGAAGCTTTTGACTTGCAATGGGCACCGCCCTTGCTGTCGAGGTGAACAATGGGCACCGCCCCTGTTCGGATTGGCCTTCAACCTGGGCACCGCCCCGTTGAATAGCAAGAGGTTACACCCTCTGTTGATCAGATACTAGCGCTTCTTTTTCTTGGCAGAAGACTTCTTACGTGCTACACCCGCTTCAGATAAAGCAATGGCGCGTGCTTGAGCAACACTGGTAACTTTTTGACCCGAACTGGACTTAAGGGTGCCGGCGCGGAACTCGCGCATAACCTTGCTGATTTTCTTTTCGGCTTTAGTTTTCTTTTTCATGATTAACAGGTGACGGCAATCACAGGCTAATCAGGAGCAGCGACTAGCGTTTATATGTATTCGTGCGGGGGCAATGAGCAAGAGAGAATGGAACACCCCAGTGCGCGAGCCCTGGAATCCCATCATTCACAATTTATTAAAGGCGATTGACGAGCACAATAAAATGTACTTTAAAACATGCAATCGCTGGCACCTAGAAAAAGCCTGTGAGCTTAGAAAGTATGTTGCAGAAGTAAAGAATTGGATAAAGTTGAACGAGAATTAACTACCACTTAACTTTATCAGCCCAGTATGCAGCCGACATCTTGCCCTTCGCTATATTTTCAGCATGGCGTGCCTTGAACGAGCGCTGGCGGGCTTTTTCTTTTTCTGTCTTCGGGCTTGCGCCTGCGCCAGATACACCCTGCTGCCCAAAGCGAATCAACTTAATCTTGTCGCCCGACTTCGCAAGAACAGCGTGTGATTTGGTCGGGTGACTAGGCGTGCGCTTTGGCTTGTTGTAACCAGCAAACTTCTCGCCGCGATACTCGATGCTCATTTCTTTGCCCCTGCAGCTTTAACCTGAGAACGACGCTTCAGCACCATATTGCCCGTTGACTCTGATTTAATTTTCACAAGCGGGTCGTTTTTTGTGCCCACTCGTGTAACGGTGCCCCCGCTCGGGCCTTTAATGCTTGCGCGAGTACCAGCGCTACCCACAACAGTGCCGTAGGTTGTCACGCCCTGATAGCGCCAACTGACACGAGCGCCCTTACGCATTGAGCAGACAGAAGCTGCCAGCAGCTTAACAATAAAAAAGACCCCTGGGTTGGGGTCCATAGCTCAACCACGATCATAGCCTATTGCATCTTACTCAGCGCTGCACCGAGAACTGGATCAAGCTTGCCGGTCATGCGGGCTTCATTTGCAAGGCGCTTAGCTTTTTCGGGATCTTTCTGAATAATTTCAGCAGCCTTGGTGACATTAAGCGAATCTTTGCTAAAGGGATTGTTTGTGTAAGTAGTAGTCGCGCCACGGGTTGTGGTCATGCCCGACCCGGTTGCGCCGCTACCTGCAAAGTAAACAGAGAACTCTTCGTCATCACGGAAACGAGTTACCGCATCGCGCAATGCAATCGGATCGTGTTCAGGTCCATACACAACAGTGCTCTCATCGTCGAGTAGCCTGAAGTTCTCCTTCATTAGCTTGAAGAGGTGGGACGGACGACGGCACTCCGCTTTTGCAAGTTCATCTGTCACCATCCGCTCCAGCTTGCTCTCGCGACGCTTTTCGCGCTCATTGTTCCGCTCCTTTTCAAGGTCTTCATTGAGCTTGCGTAGGTCGCTGATTTCCTTGCGCAGGGAGGTGAACTGCGCCTTCACGGCTTCATCCATGGCATCCGAGGGTGCCTGTCCCTGCGGAGCAGAAGGGGCAGCTTGCTGGGCCTCCTGAGGCTGCGACTGAGCCTTGAACGTCTTGAACAGTTCAACGATGGCGTCATCGTCAACGTCATCATTCAGCTCAACGCCGGCAACTTTCAAAAAGCGATCAACTGACTGCTTTTTCTTGAGGTCTTTGATTAAGCCTTCATTTGTTGCTTTTAATTTTGCAGTTTCACTTTCGATGCTATTTGTCTGCTTCTTAAGAGCCTCGATTACGGCAAGAGCTTCCTCAAGGCTTTCAGGTTGTTGAATCGTCACGCAAAGTCGTGTCTTGACTCATCAAATACTAGCACCATCTTGTTCAGTTGTTTCAACGACCACCTCGGGAATCTCAAGATCCCGACCCTCGCTTGCTGGGCTCGTGTTGTCAACGGGAACCTGGCCGGCATTTACAACTTGACGCGCAGCCGCGCCAATGCCAAGCTCCTGCGCTGTTTCTGTGCCCTCAAGCCCCATGTCGTCAAGCATCTTCTGAACACTGAACTCGGGCAGGCCCTCAAACATTTCACCGGCCTCAAGCATCTTGAGGAACATGCCAATGGTGAGCGCACCACTGTCTTTAAACAGCGAGCTAAGCGCCATAACTTGCTGAGAATGCAGCTTAACAGGAATGAAGTTTTTGCTGATCGTCACACGCACCTCAGTAATTTGACGATAAGCGGATGCGTACAAAAGCGCACGATTCAGCGCATCTTCAAGAGATTGCACAAGAACAGCGAGCTGAGAATCACTCTGGGAGCGATCAAGTAACTTTGCAAATCCAGATTCGGCTTGCGTTTTGCCCGTTGTCATTGCAACA